CACTGTCGCGACGCTCAACTGCGCCTGAGCGTCGGCAATCTTTTCAGCATCGCCTTCTTCATAAGCGTCACGATATGCCCGCTTAGCTTCAGCCACTTCCAAGACCGCTCGTTTCTTAGTCTCTTCTAACGCCCAAGACTCACCAGTACTGAGCCGCTGCCGCAGAGCGTCGCGCTCCTGCATAAGTTGTTTGGTGAAAGTAGTAGCTTCATCACGCTCTCGTGAAGCCGTTTCCTTGGCCCGACGCTCGTCGTGCCACGCCTTCTTCATCTGGTCAATACGTTGTTTGACCTTAGCTGAATAATCTTCAACCTCTTCGTTATCGAGGCTGTCCGTTATCTTTTTAGGGAGGGGCTCTCTGCCTTGGTCCGAAGCAGGGGTGTCGTCTTCAACCTCTACTTCTATCTCAGCATCAACAGCAGTTACGTTCTCATCTTCACCTACGACATACTCTGTGTCTTCAAACACATCTTCTTGATCTGTGGCTTCTCTAGCCATTATTTATCTCCTAAATGCGGGTGTAACCCGTTGGGTCTGCAACGACTGCTTCTACAGAGTCGTCGTTAACTATCCTGAACATCTCTTTCCCGTACACTTTGAACCGCGTGCCAGAGTAAGCTCTCATGAGGACAAAATCCCCGATCTTACAATAAGGGCCTGAAGGAAACTTCTCCTTATCCTTGTATGCGTCAGATCCCATATCCAGCACTTGTACAACCATCGTAGATATCTCTTCATTCTTCCTAGTGGCATCCGCTTTAAGAATGCCGCTCCCAAACGCCTCTTTAACCTCTGGTATAGCTACGAGTAGGTGATATCCAGTAGGAACCGGGATGGCATCTGGAGTTAACTCTGGTGCTTCTGCAGCTGCTGCTGCTGTTGTAGTACTCATGTTTCCCCTTTAGTGCATGTCTTGGTCTTTTTCATAGGCCTCGACAAGAGATGTGAGCTCGTGTTCTGCTCTGGATAACCCCTGAATGATCCCCGTCATATGACGGTAGTCATCATAGGTTGAAGCCGAACCTCGAGCTAAATCGGCGGACATCCGGTGTATCTCGGACTGTAACGCCTCCCTAAGATGCTCAGAAAAGCTAACTATCATTTGTTACCTCCTTCTTTACCCTTACTTCGCAAGTTCATGCCAGCAGCAAACCCCGTTTTCTTCATGTCCGCATCAATCCTAGCTGCATCTGACATACCCTTCATGCCTGCTTTCTTCATATCAGCTTCAATCTTAGCTGCGTCTGACATACCCTTCATGCCCACCTGCTGCATATTCGCCTGTTGCGCCTGTAAATCTGCAGCAATTTTAGCCCCAATATTAGCCCCTGCTGTTTTTTCAGTAGATTCCACCTTAGCAGCTTCAACCTGAAGCTTAGCGACACCAAGTGCGTAATCCAACTGATCTTTCTTGGACTTCCGCTGCAATTCCCCCTCTTGTAGCTGCATCTCATGCTGCTGCATCTGCACTACCGGATCTTTAGCTGCTTGTTCCGCTTGCTGCGCTTGCATCTCTTGAGCGTGTTTGCCTGTAAGTTTATCTGCAGCCTGCGCAATCACTCTAGACAACGCAACTTCAGCGTCATCTGGCAGCTGTGTATCTGGCGGTGGTAGTGGCACTCCTAACTGCTCTTCTATCCCACGCCTATACATAAACGCCAAATGCTCATTTAAATGAGCCATACCTGCAGCCATCTTCGCGTCAGCCCCCGGCCCTTGCATCTGTAGCATCTTCTGGATCTTGGGGTCTTGCCCGAACGCCATGTGTGTAGCGATATGAGCATCATGGTCCTGATGAATAAATGCTTTAACAGGTTTGCCGTTAAGCATCGCCATGTTCTCAGTCACTGGGTCTGCCGGTTTCTGGTCATCGTCTATTGGAATGAGTTTCTCAGCGTTCTTGATCCCCAACGTCTCTATCATCTGCCGGTGGAGCAGTGGTAAGTTGTATATCTGTGGCGCTGACTGTGCTAACTGAAGTGCTGACTGGTACTGAGCGATCCTCTGGCTCATTGTTGACGCGTTAGGATCACTGACAGGAATAACCTCTACTACACTGTAGTCCTTCTGCCTAGCTGATGGACCTTCATCACCCTGCGCATCATAGCCATAATCAGCCGGTGCGTTGTCCCGCATTATACCCATCAATATGTACAGCTCGTGTTTCATCGCGGCATGTACCCGCGCCTGAATAGCTGTCATCGTCTTGAGCGTCCGCTCCAGAACAGCCAGTGTAGAGCCAACTGGGGCATTAGGCTGCATATCAGCCACGTTCACATCACTAACTGCCGCGAACCTACGCCCTTCAGCTACTATATTCTCTAACAGTTGGTACAGAACTACTGAAGGCTCCTTGAACGGTAGTGGCATGATGTTGTCACGGATAGTGCCTGTGGGTACATCTACATCACGGAACTCACCCGGCGCTATAGGTACATCACCACCCTTTATTCTGAGACCCCTAGTTCTGAACCCGCCCGGTAAATTTGAGAGTGTTCCAGCGTCAACCAGTTGTCTAAGTATTGAAGTAGCTCCCTTGGCGAAGCCCCCAACAAGATGAATAAGGCCAAAACCATAAAATCCAAAGCCAGGAATGTAAGTATAATGTGAAAAGTGTATACGCTTAGCTTTCTTTTCATCGTCTTCCCGCCAATTTCTATAGATAGACAATATCGTATCAGAGCCCTTATCTATAGTTACTACATAAGGTAGCTCGATACCAGTAAACTCCCCGTCTTTATCAGTATCCTCAAACCCTTCAAGGTCTAACTCGCAGTGAATCTCTAGTAATGTATAGCGATCATCTTGAGCTGCGTCGTACCCGCCTAGCTCATCTTTCATCTTCGCTACTTCATCATTGTCGGCTACAGGATCTCCGAGATCTACATCTCTATAAAACCCACTAACCTGCATCTTCCTGATCTCATTACGAGATCGTTTCATGCGATGTGTGTATCTTTGAGCAGAGGTGAGATCAGATGCCCCGTAACTCACAATGAAATCTTCTGCGGATACAAACTGAGAGATGGGGCGTTCTAAAGACGAATCGTAGTACGTTTTCTTGAACGCAGACCCTGCAATTGGCAGATTCCACAACATTCGTTCGTGCTCTGACCTATAGTCCGTCATGGTACAAGTCAAAGCATAATTCATGTCTTCACGAACACGGGCCGCTGCTTCGTTCTTTTCCCTAGTCTCTTCACCAAGAATTATGGTTTTGACTGGTCCTTGGGGTGGAAACGTTTCCACAATCGTTTCAGACTGAAACTTAACAACTGCTTCTGCCAGTAGTGGGTGGTAAACACCGAACGCGCCTTCCCAAGGTTCAGAACGATCTTCAATCTTGAGGCCCAAGAGCTCCAGTCCATCTTCAAGTGTCCCCTCCCAGTCAGCACGTGACAGCAAATCAGACGCGTAGGCTTCCATAAGGTCGCCAGCAATAACCCCCAACTGTGTTTCCTCAAGGTGTTCAGCGAGATTATCCCCAAACTCAATGCCTTCTTCCTCTTCTCCGGGGATTATAGTGATCTCTTCATCACCAATCCCTATAGTTACACTCTCAGGATCTACAATCTCTATCTCCAGAGCCGCTGCCTCTGACATCTGATCGTCCATCCCTTCTGGAGCTTCATATAGCGCTTTATCCACAGCCATGCGTCAATCCCCTAATAATAAGCCGCTCTCTTCGGCATAAAATACTCGTCATCATCCATACTTCTATCAGATGGTAGTGTTATAAACCCACCCGTTCTAAATCTCATTAATGCATAAACCGTGCTATCCACCAAATCATCATGCGGCGTAGCTGGGAACCCACACACTTCATCCACCACTTCTTCAGCCCATCGTCTACCGACAGGGTACCACACCATTCCTGATGCGAATATATCAGACACGGCGTTTAATCTCGCGATCTTATCCCCACTAGCCCTTGTAGGCGTTATCTCCTGCACCGGCATACCGCTTCTGCGCAGCTCCTGATACAGCGCTGTACCCGCGCTTTTCTTCTCCACCACGAACCAATCTGGCTCCCACGTCTTGTATTCTTCATAAGCCAGCCGCTTCAACTCTGGAAACTCCAACCGCTGCTTAATACTATTCAGCAGGATTATGGCAGCTTCCTTTTCGCCATCCTCATTGTCCTTATAGAACACACCCCACGTAGTTAGTGCCGTGAAGTCAGCACGGTTGTTCTTTTCCGCCGCAGCATCCAGCGACATTATTATGTACTCGCAAGTAGGTGGGTCATCCTCTACCCATTCCTGCCACCAATCTTTCTTGATTATGGCTGTTTCCGCTGATGTGGGGTTCTGCAAATACTGGGATGACCACTGGTACCCCGGCATCGAAGCCTTTGTCCGCAGAAGTGTCTCTATATCCCACTGCTCGGGCCACAAAGACACGAACCGTTCTACTTCAGGGAGTTCACCAGAGACACCTTTCTTCTCCAGTATCGCTGGAAACTCCACTATATCCCACTGATCTGCTTCAGGATTACGCACCATGTCCTGATGCAGCTTCCCAATCAAATCGTTCTCAGCCCATCTAGTAGCCACAACAGCCACTGAGCCACCGGGCATAAGTCTCGTTCTGGCACCGAACGCATACCAGTCGTATGCCTTATCGAAAATGTCGTAGTTGCCGTTCAGTATGTCCTGCTCGTTGTGGGGGTCATCGATCACTAACAGATCAGCTCCACGACCTGCTATAGCGCCACCGATACCAACAGCGAAGTACTCACCCCCTACATTAGTGCTCCACCGACCAGCAGACTTACTATCTGCCGCCAGCTCTACCGTAGGAAATATCTTTCTGTACTCGGCTGTCGCCACAAGGTTCCTCACCTTACGACCAAAATCTATAGCTAAATCAGCCGTATGCGACACCATCATGATCTTCTTGTTGGGGTAGTTACCTATGAACCAAGCGGGGAAAAATATGGATGTCAGCTGAGATTTACCAAAACGAGGAGCAATACTGACCGTTGCTCTACCCGGCTTAGAAGGCACAGCCATTTCTTCAAGTAGTTTAGCGAGTCTCCTGTGGTGGGGCCCCACCATGTACTCTGGCATCATTGCCTTGGCGAACGCCAACAATGACTTTCTGCACAGACTGCTGCTCTTGCGCGTGGCTAGTTCTGTCACTGCATCTGCTATCACCCCCCGCTCTGCGGGAGAAAACTTATGCAGGTTCTTCAGTAGTAACTCTTTCTCGGCAATACTCAGAACCATAAAAAACCCCCACTACAAGTGTGAAAGAAGCACCTAGCGGAGGCTACGCTTTGCCGCTGCCAGGCCGTTTAAAGAGTCCAAAACTCTAACAAAGCGTAACTTGAGTGTATCACAGAACGAGTGATATAGAACCCGCGACAATCAGGCATATGACCACCATCAAAAACACTTGTGTCCGCATCCTAACATTTGAACCCATCATAATCCCCCAGCACATGCGGCCTGTAACGCCTCGATCAACTTTAATTGCTCTTTCAGTTCTTCCCGTAGCTCCTTAATAATAGCTGCTTTACGTGCACAACAACTATTCATCTCTAGGCCCCTTGTTTCCAGGTTGCCAGTTATGAGAAGGATGCGCTTCTACTTCCGCCGGTTCAACCTGCGGCGCGGTGTAAACCGGGTTAGCCTTGCTCATACGACGCACGTTCCGCTGTCTAGTAGTCTCCCACTTATCCAGCAACGCATCATGTCTACCTGTCATATGTAGATCAGCCCATAGCCTGACTACCGTCTCAGCTGTGTAGAACTGATACCACCACGGACAAACCGCATGGATTATTGACGCTACACCTGCCCATATCAGAGTCCAGCCATTAACGAATGACCTGTGAAAGTGTACCCAGTATCCTTCTGGGTGGTCTGTGTCGTTAGGATGTTGTGTAAAAGGATTTAAGTTCATTGTGTCCACCTGTCGGCTCGTGATCGCGCTTTATCCTCACAATACTTGCATGTGTGTATACCTTCAGAGTCAGGTTGAGCTGCTCCAGGGTTAAACGTGAACCCACAGGCCACACACTCTACACTGTTGGTTGCTTCCGCATACCAATATATCGCTTCCTGTATCTTGTCGATGACACTCATAGCACACCTCATTCTCTGAACCCGTGTTTTTTGAGTTTCTTCTGTAGTTTCTCCTTGAACTCTGGTACTTCATCA